AATTGAGTTCGACCAAGACGGAAAAAGGGTCGCATATTGGATTTTTGAGCAACATCCGGGCGCTTTTTATGAGCAAAATCAACTCACTTCGCTCGTTTCTAAGCGGGTTCCGGCCTCTGAAATTCGTCATATTTTCCGCCAAGAACGGCCCGGACAGGCCCGCGGGGTGCCTTGGTTGGCCCCTGTTATGGTCCGTTTGAAGGACCTTGACGACTATGAAGACGCACAATTGATGCGCCAAAAGATCGCTGCGTGCTTCACGGCCTTTGTTCAAGACATTTCGGCCGACGTTTTTGACTCAAATGAAGGGGACAAAGCGACAAGTCCCGATCTTTCGGAGCGAGTCGAACCCGGTTTAATTGAATTTCTGCCAACCGGAAAGACTGTCACCTTTTCAGCGCCGCCGGAAGTTGCCAACTATGACCAATTCACAAAAAACGTGCTTCGTTCGGTTGCCGCAGGTCTTGGGCTTTCTTATGAAGTGCTCACCGGCGATTTGTCCGAGGTGAATTTCTCTTCGGCGCGTTTAGGTTGGATTGAGTTCATGCGCAACCTTGAAGTGTGGCGCAAAGAATTAGTCGTCGACAGTTTTCTTGCCAGTGTCGTCGACGATTTCATTGAAGTTTGCAAAATTTTAGGAAAAGATTTTTCACAAATGACGCCGGTTCATACGCCGCCACGTCGTGAAATGATTGACCCAACAAAAGAAATCGCAGCGGCCGAGGCGTCAATCAAAGCCGGCCTTTCAACATGGTCCGAAGAGCTTATGGCTCTTGGAAAAGACCCGGAAGAGCATTTTGCTCAATATGCCAAAGACAAAAAAATGATCGACACTTATCAATTGAAGCTCACAAGTGACGCGTCCGTTGAACAAGCGCCGAAACAATTTCAAGGGAGTCAAAACAATGAAAACAATCAAACGCAAAGCTAATTTGCCTTTGTTTGACGTGCGCGCAGGGTTCACACCCGGCACGTTCAACAAAGAAAAACGAACCGTCGACGTTTCTTGGACGACGGGTGCGAAAGTTCTTCGCTCGCCTTGGTTCGGTGAACCGTATTATGAAGAACTCGAAGTTTCCGACGCCGCAATTCGCATGGACCGCCTTAACGGCGGCGCGCCTCTTCTCAACAATCATTCAAATTGGGACTTGCGCGACGTGATCGGCGTCGTTGAACGCGCATGGGTGAAGGACGGCATTGGTTATGCGACCGTGCGTTTGTCCGAACGTGAAGAACTTGCCGGCATCGTGCGCGACATTGAAACCGGCATTATTCGCAACATTTCAGTCGGCTATCGGGTGCACCGCTTTGAAAAGCAAAATATGCCCCCGGGCCAAGATGTTGCGGACGAAACCCCAATCTATCGCGCAGTTGATTGGGAACCAATGGAACTAAGTTTTGTCGGCATTCCGGCCGATGCGGGTGCGCAGGCCCGCGGGGAAGACGGAGTTTTGCAACTTCGTGAGGGAACGCCAACAAATGAGTGTGTTTTAGAAACAAACAACGAAAGAGAGGAAAGTATGGGAAAGAAAAATCAAGACGGCACACGTGCCGCCGACGATGCAACTCAAACCCCCGCTTCCCCCTCAACCGAAACTCCGGCACAAGCCGAAGGTTCGACACCAACGGAAGGCGCTGCCGCTGCAAGCACGCCCGCTGCGGGTGCAGAGGGTGAGCGAGGCGCACAAGTGACGCCGGAAAAGACCGAAGAAATTCGGATTGCCGAGGCAACTCGACAAGCTGAAATTCGCAAAGCGGTTCGCACTGCAAAACTCGAAGAGAGTTTCGCGGACGAGCTTTGCAAAGACGTGAAAATGACAATCGAGGGCGCTCGCGCCGCGATTTTCGCAAAAATGGAAGAAACTTCTAACCAAGTTAGAACTAACAACAACGTGAGAATTGAGGGGGCAGGTATGGAACAACAAATTGCAAGACGTGAGGCCGCAACTCGCGTTTTGTTGAATCAATATGATTCGAGCAAGTTTGCTCTGAAAGACGGCGACGGCGAAATGCGCGCTCACGGTCTTTTGGGCATGGCTCGCAAAATCTTGGCAATGGAAGGCGTGCGCAATGCGTATGATCTTTCTCCGAGCGAGCTTGCAGCGCGTGCGTTGCATCACTCTTCGGACTTCCCGAAGGTTTTGGAAAACATCGCCAACAAATCTTTGCAAAAAGCCTATGAACAAGCGCCAAGCACGTTCATGCCTTTTGTGAGCGAAGTTTCCGTTGCCGATTTCAAACAAATTTCAAGCGTTCGTCTTTCCGACGGCGGCACTTTGCAAAAAGTGAACGAGCACGGTGAGTTCAAGCGCGAAAGCCTTGTTGAAACCGGCGAAAAATATGCCGTTGAAACTTATGGTCTTATCATCGGAGCGACACGCAAGCTTTTGATGAATGACGACCTTGGTGCTTTCACGAAAATCCCGTCGTCGCTTGGAATGCGCGCAAAACAAAAAGAAAACGAATTGTTTTGGGCAATCATTCTTGGCAACCCGGTCATGGCCGAAACGGGCCTTTCAATGTTCCACGCAACGCATGGAAACTTGGGAACCGCTGCCGTGATTTCGATTGCAAGCTTGGGCGAAGGCCGCGCAAAAATGCGTTCTTTGCTTGATCTTGACAAACAACCGATCAACTTGAGCGCAAGTTATTTGGTTGTTCCGACGGCGCTTGAGACGATTGCCGACCAATTCGTTTCTCAAGTGACTCCGAACCAAAACGGACAAGTGAACCCATTCGCCGGCCGCCTGCAAGTGATTGCAGAGCCTCGTTTGGACGCAGGTTCCGCAACCGCGTGGTATTTGATGGCCGACAAATCAAAAATCGCAATGGTTGAAATGGCCCGCATCGACGGTCAAGGTCCGAAAATTTCTGTCCGCGAAGGTTTCGACATCGACGGAATGGAAACAAAAATCGCCTATGACTTCGGTATGAAAGCCCTCGACTATCGCGGGTTCTTCAAAAACGCAGGCGCGTAATTGGTTGGATGAGACGCGGGTCGCTTAACGGCGGCCCGCAAAAAATGAACTAAAAAACTTTTTGAAAGGAAACTTACCATGAAAAATTTTGTGCAAGAGGGTTGTGTCGTTACTTTGACCGCCCCTTATGACCGTTTGAGCGGACAAGGCGCCCTTGTTGGCGCCCTTTTTGGCGTTGCGGTTGGCGACGTTTTGAGCGGCGCGGAGCAAGAATTTGCTCTTGACGGCGTTTTCAAGCTCGACAAATCAACCGGCGCGGGCACTGCCGTTGCTCAAGGTGCGAAAGCATATTGGGACAACTCGGCGAAAAAAGTGACCGGCGTTGCTTCGGGCAACACTCACATTGGCTATGGAATTGTTGCGTCGGTTGACGGCGACACTTCTGCGGTCATCAAGTTGTTGTTCTAATTGGGTGACAAATGGATTTTAGAAATCTTGTCGATAACGTACTCACTCACGGCATGAACACCTTCGGGGAAAAAGTAAAATTTTTCCCTCAAGGCGGCGGTGTCTTTGAAGTGCAGGCCGTTTTCGACAACGATTTTCAAATTGTTGATGCGCAGACCGAGCAATTGATTTCTGCAAATCAACCGGCACTTGGTGTGAATTTAAACGCGATTGAATGGGACTTAAAAAAAGACGATGAGGTCGAAGTCCGCGGTGCAAGGTTTCGTGTTCATGAAAAACGTGAAGACGGACAAGGCGGCGCGGTTCTTTTGCTTCACGCAATGAAGGTTGTGAATGCAAACCGTGACACTAGAGCGACAAAAGCTTAAAATTCGGCACGTCATTCGTGACTTGCTGAAAGGGAACACCGATGCGCAAGCAAACGTGTTCGTGTCTCGTTCCACAAAATTCGATCACACTGAATTGCCCGCCATTCTTATTTATCCTGATAGTGAACGCGTTCGGCTCTTTGACCAAGCGCCGAAGCGGTACGGTCGAAATTTCGCTCTGAAAATTGAAGTGATCGGTGTCGGAAAAAATGACGACGAGTTGGACGCACAACTCGAAACCATTGGTGAGCAAATCGAAAACTTGTTGGAAGCCAACGAGGACAACGAAGAAACTCTAAAACCAATCACGAACAGTGTGCAATTGACGGGCTCTCGCTATTCGTTTGAAGGCGAAGGGCAAACGCCTATCGGGTCGTTGATTTTGGACTACGACATTGAGTTCATCAAATACGCATTGCCGGAAGGTCTTGAACTTAACGCATTCTTAGGCGTCGACACGAAATGGAAGTTGCCGGAAACCGAGCCGACAACATCGACCGACGTTGATCGCGCTAAGGATAAGATAGATTTGCCACAAACTTAAAAACGAAAGGCTGGGAAAAATGAAAATCAAAGTGAAACCAAAAGAAGGACTCAAAATCGTGATGCCCGATTTGAACCGCGAGTTGCCTGCCGAGGGCGCCGTTGTTGAGTCCTCGACTTATTGGCATCGACGACTTGCCGAAGGTGATGTCGTCCTTATTGAAGAAGTCAAAGAACAACCGCTTGAGTCGGCGAAAGCAGGCAAGGGCAAAAGTGAAGGGGGTCTTAAATGACAATCGGATTTAATCAACTTCCGAGCACAATCCGTGTCCC